GGCAAGAAGAAAGAATAAATAGATCGTGCCATTCGTGCGGCACTCTACAAGTCGGAACACCGTATAAAGAGGTTGGGTTTTTACCCTTCCTCTTTTTTTCTTTTTGTGGTTAAATAGTAGTGGATGCCGAACAGGGTCCACACAACGTTACTCGCTTATTTAAGGAGAACCACATGGAAGTACAACGCTGGACAGCCTCCAGTCTCGGAGAGCTGATGGATAAAGTCACAAGCAACAGTATTGGGGCGGAAGACTGGTTTGACAGGATTAATTCTCTACACTCAACCACACAAAACTATCCACCCTACAACGTTGCTCAGGTCAGTAATGTAGAAACACGTCTAGAGATTGCTCTTGCGGGATTCAAGAAGTCTGAGGTGTTTGTATATACTGAGTATGGCAAGTTGTTTGTCGAAGGGCAGAAAGAGGACAAAGAAACCAACGTGAAGTATACTCATAAGGGTATGGCACAACGCAGCTTCACCAGGTCTTGGACGATTACTGAAGACTGGAAGGTTTCTGATGTTACCTTTGAGGATGGACTGCTCTCAGTGACACTCAACAAACATGTCCCTGAGCACCACGCACGTAAGGACTTCCTCTGAACGTGCTATAATGAGGGTTGACAGTAATGTCACCCTCTTTTATAATTTTAGTAAAGCTGAAAATCGATGACTATTAATTCTGACCGAGTAAAAGTTGTTATCATGTTCAATGGTGACAACATTCTTGCTGATGTACAGGAAGCAGTTGACAAGGAGAGCGGTGCACGTCAGGCATATATTCTGAACTATCCATACAAGGTTACCTACAGCAGTCCTGAGTTGGATGGTACAGGTATTGTGGAAGATCCAGAAGTCAAGGTGCACTATCAACCTTGGTGTCCTCTGTCTCCAGAGACCCAAATTCCAGTGAACCATAACATGGTTGTCAGCATCCTTGAACCTGTTCCTAGTTTGCGTGATACATACGTTCAGAATGTACGCAAGATGGGTGGCACTGTAGAATGAGTGTAAAACTTTTGTTGTTGAAGTCTGGTGAAGAAGTTATTTGCCAGGTTCAAGAGATTGTAAATCCAGACACAAAAGAACCAATGGGGTATCATCTCCATAAACCTTTTCGTTTGGATATCATCAGTGATTCTGAGATGATTGACACTGGTGAAAATAAAGGATACCAACTTGCTTGGTTTCCTTGGGCACCTTTGAGTAAGGATAGAGATTTTTATCTACCTGGGTCTCATGTATTGACTGCTTACGATCCTCTAGATTCTATTAGAGACCAGTACATTTCTGGTATTCAACATGAGACCTATGAGGAGAACTTCAAAAAGCATGAAGACATGATCACAGGTGCATGTGACGACGACATTGATCTTGAGAAACTATTCTCAGAAGCAGAAGCATTATTAGAGGATGAAGATGGAAACGATGATGGTGGTCCTGAGGACGGGACTGCAACTGATTGCGAAGATGGAGACGTTGGAGGAAGAACCAGCGTTGCATCTGGAGAAACCGTATCTGATCAGGGATGACGGAACGCTAGAACCTTGGCCTAAGTGGTCTAGGGATGACGATGTATTGCTTTATAGCGAGAGCCTTGCTACAATAGTAGAACCCACGGACGAGATCCGTGAGAAGTACAACATCGTGACTAAATGAGTTTCTACACAAACGTCCAGTTGGTTGGGGATGACCTGCTCTACCTGGGTTACGAAGAAGGTCCTGGTGGTCTTCTTGAGCGTATCCAGCGTAAGTTCAAGTTTTCTCCAACCCTTTTTGTCGTCACTGACAAACAGACTGAGTTTAAAACTCTAGACGGTCGCTTTGCGAAACCTGTCAAGTTTGAATCTGTGCGTAAAGCACGGCAATTCGTTGACAAGTATCGTGATGTTGACGGTTTTGAGGTACATGGTTATGACAGATATCTCTACCAATTCATCTCGCAAGAGTTTCCGCAAGAAGTGGACTTTGACGTTAAGAGTCTTAAGATTACATCTCTTGATATCGAAGTGGCATGTGAAAATGGCTTTCCTAACGTGCAGGAATGCGCGGAACCTCTTCTTAGCATTACAGTACAAGACTATAACACCAGAAAAATTAAGGTATGGGGAACGAAACCCTATAAAACGGATCGCAAGGACGTTGAATATATCTTATGTGACGGCGAGGAACATCTGCTCCGTTGTTTTCTTAACTATTGGACTGTTAATTTCCCAGATATTCTTACGGGGTGGAATGTAGAACTGTATGACGTTCCATACATCTGCGGTCGCCTAGAGCGACTGTTTGGCGAACGTGATATGAAACAAATGTCCCCCTGGGGTATTGTCCACAGGGAGGAGATTGAGATCAAGGGTCGTACAAATATTGTGTACAACATGTTTGGCATCAACGTGCTGGACTACCTTGATCTGTATAAGAAATTTACTTATACTAACCAAGAATCTTACCGCTTGGACCACATTGCATTTGTGGAACTGGGACAACGTAAGTTGGATCACAGTGAGTTTGAGAACTTCAAGGAGTTCTACACCAAGGACTGGCAAAAGTTCATCGACTATAACATCGTTGACGTGGAACTTGTCTTGCGCCTTGAGGAGAAGATGAAGTTAGTTGAACTTGCAGTTGCTTTGGCGTATGACGCTAAGGTAAATATGAAGGATGTGTACTATCAGGTACGCATGTGGGATACGCTGATCTATAACTTCTTGCGCCAGAAGAACCTGGTGGTGCCACCTAGTAAGCGTAGTTCAAAGAACGAAAAGTATGCAGGTGCTTATGTCAAGGAACCGATTCCAGGAAAGTATGATTGGGTTGTCAGCTTTGACCTTAATAGTCTGTATCCTCACCTTATTATGCAATATAATATCTCACCCGAGACACTCCGTGAGGTCAGACATCCAGCAGCAACAGTTGATAAAATCCTTAATCAGGAACTAGACATTGATCCTAACTATGCAACGTGTGCTAACGGTTCTATGTACCGTAAGGACGTGCATGGTTTCCTGCCTGAGATGATGCAGAAGATCTACGATGAACGTGTTCAGAGTAAGAAACTCATGCTCATCGCAAAGCAGGAGTATGAGAAGACGCCGACCAAAGAAATTGAGAAGGCGATCAGTAAGTACAACAACATTCAGATGGCACGTAAGATCCAACTGAACAGTGCTTATGGTGCCATTGGCAACCAATATTTTAGGTACTATGACTTACGAAATGCTGAGGCAATCACCCTCAGTGGTCAAGTTTCGATTCGTTGGATCGAAAATCGTATGAACGGATACCTAAATAAACTGCTACAAACAGACGGAGAAGATTATGTCATCGCTAGCGATACCGACTCAATCTATCTTAATCTTGGACCTCTTGTTAGTAAATTTCTTAGTGCTAAGTCTGGCGACAAAACAGCAATTGTGGAGTTACTTGACAAGATCTGCAAAGAAAAACTGGAACCTTTTATCCAGAGTTCATATGAGGAACTTGCAAATTACGTTGCGGCATATGATCAAAAAATGATCATGAAACGTGAGAACATCGCTGACCGTGGCATCTGGACTGCTAAGAAGCGATACATTCTCAACGTGTGGGATAGCGAGGGTGTTCGCTATAAAGAACCCAAACTCAAGATGATGGGCATTGAAGCAGTGAAGTCATCCACCCCTGCTCCATGTAGGTCTGCTATTAAGCAAGCCCTGACCATTATGATGACGAAAACTGAAGAGGATCTGATTTCCTTTATAGATAGATTCAAGGATGAATTCGATTCGTTACCTCCTGAAGATATTGCTTTTCCGAGGTCGGTCAATGGTCTATCTAAATTCAAAGCGCACGGAACCGTGTATTCAAAGGGGTGCCCTATACATGTTCGTGGCACGCTCCTTTATAATTTTCATGTCGCACAGAGAAAACTTGAATACAAATACCCACTAGTCCAAGAGGGTGAAAAAATTAAGTTTCTATACTTGCGTCGTCCAAACAAAATTGGTGAAAACGTCATCTCTTTCCTCAATACTTTTCCCAGGGAACTCGATCTGGAGAAGAGTGTGGATCGTGATGCCCAATTTAAAAAAGCTTTCCTAGATCCTTTACACATCATCACTGACGTGATAGGATGGAAGACCGAGAAAGTTTCAAACCTTGAATTCTTATTCGCCTGATTATGACACAAAGTTTCTTTAAAGACATTGTAAAAGAGATTGACAATGACTATGCAGGACTTCTCTCCGACGGATCGATCGGTGACATCGGTGGTTACATCGACAGCGGTTCTTACATTTTTAATGCCCTGGTTAGTGGGTCTGTCTATGGTGGCATTCCATCAAACAAGGTCACCGCAATCGCAGGAGAATCTAGCACAGGTAAAACCTTCTTCTGTCTTGGTATGGTACAAAGTTTCCTTGCCAATGATCCAGAAGCAGGTGTAATTTACTTTGAATCTGAGAGTGCTATCTCTAAGCAGATGATTGAGGAGCGTGGCATCGACAGTCAACGTATGATGCTGGTTCCTGTTACTACGGTTCAGGAGTTCCGTACACAAGCAATCAAAATCCTGGACAAATATCTTGAACAGAAAGCAGAAGATCGCAAACCATTGATGTTTGTGCTAGATAGTCTAGGTATGCTTTCTACTTCTAAGGAGTTGGCAGATTCTGCTGACGGCAAAGACACACGAGACATGACTAGGGCACAAGTTGTCAAAGCAATCTTCCGTGTGCTAACCTTGAAGCTGGGTAAAGCAAACGTACCCATGGTCGTTACTAATCACACCTATGATGTTGTCGGCGCTTACGTCCCCACGAAGGAAATGGGTGGCGGTTCTGGTCTTAAGTATGCTGCTTCCACTATCATCTATCTCTCGAAGTCTAAGGAGAAGGATGGCAAAGAGGTCGTTGGCAATATTATCAAAGCGAAAGCAGCAAAGTCCAGACTTACAAAAGAAAATTCACTAGTGGAGACACGCCTGTTTTATGACGCAAGGGGACTGGACAAGTATTACGGACTACTGGAACTGGGTGAGAAGTATGGAGTCTTCGAGCGGAAGGGAAATAGGGTTGTTGTTGGGGAATCTTCCGTTTATCCTTCTGTTATTCTTGCCTCTCCTGAGAAGTATTTCACAGAAGAAGTGATGGAGAAACTTGACTGGGCAGCAGGTCAAGAGTT